ACAAAAAGAAATTTACAAAGTAAAGGGGAAAAAGAATTCGTATCAACTCTTTAAAAAAGGAACAAAGATAAGGACAGTTTATGATTTTTTGAAAGATGAAAGTAATATTGGTAAATTGGAATTAATAATGAAACATGTTGCAGAAACCTTTGAATGTGATACAACATCTGGTTCTATTGTACAACTCATAGCATACATACGAAAAGCATTAAGTGAATTTGGGCATGAGGAAATTAAATATTATGGGGGAGTTTATTATTTAACAAAAACCAGACAAGGAAATCGTTATGATAACATTAAACCTAAAAGGAAAGAATGCACAGAAATTGTGAACAATGTAAAAGAGGAACACCTTCAACATTTGAAGGCATAGGAAATCCTCGTTCCGATGTACTCGTCATAGAAGAACAGCCTTTTAATATCTCAAAACTTTCTAGAGAGTTAGTCAGGGCAGGTTTTTCTATGGATGAAGTATATATGACAAGTGTTGTCAAATGTAGAAGTAAAAAGAAAATCTCTGATAAACAAATAAAATTATGTAAAGAATTTTTAATGGTTGAAAACAGCACACCCAAACTTATTATACTCATGGGCAGTGTTGCCTGTAAAGCCTTCCTAGAGAGGACAGGTGGAGTCAATAAATTCAGAGGATATGTAATTCCTTCCAACAAATTCAATTGTAATATTGTAACCACTTTTAGTTTAGACCAATCCCAAGTACATTATTTAGAACCAGTGTTTCGTAGAGACCTTAAAATAGCTAGAAAAGTTTTAGACCAAAAATTTATTGAATCAGATATACGAACAGATAATAATGTTATCTTGTCTCATGATGATGTAATAGATTTTCTTAAAATGATTAAGGAAGAAAAGAAACCCTTTGCTTTAGATTGGGAAACCAAAGGTCTTAAACCTTATAATAAGGGAAATCATATAATTAGTTGTGGAATATCCACAGATAAATATAATTCCTATACATTTTTAGTAGAAAAAGATGATTTGAGTAAATCTTCAATTCAAGAAGCACTTAAAGAATTGCTTGAGAGTGATTGTAAAAAGATGTTTTTTAATTATAAGTTTGAAAAACTATGGGCTAAAGAAAGGCTTTCAATAGACATACAAAATAATGTTTATGATGTAATGTATATGTCTTATATTTTAGATTCTAGAAGAGGTGTTCATAGTTTAGATCATCAAGCATTTGTTAGATTAGGTTTGGGCAAACTTAAAGAAGTAGATAAATATAAAAAAGATATGGTTCAGTGTCCTATTGACCTTCTTCATAAGTATAATGGTCTTGATGCTAAATTAACCTTTGCACTTTATCAGATGCTTGAAACTTTGATGGATGAAAATGATTGGAAAGTTTATTTTATGATGTTAGATGGTGCAGAAGCCACCTTGAAATCTGAAATGAAAGGTGCTTTAATAGATATAGATATTCTTAATAAAAATAAAAAAAAAGTACAGCGAGAAAAACAAGAAGCTAATCTGATTTTATCACGCCTTGATGAAGTGACAAAATTTCAAAAAATAGAAAACAAAACAATTAATCTGAATTCAACTCAACAAGTAAGTAAAGTTATGTTTGATATATTAAAATTAAATGGTGCTAAAAAAACAGTTACAGGAGCAAAGAGTATTGACGCAGAAGTATTAGAAAGGTTTGGTGATGTTCCGTTCTGTAATCATTTATTAAGATATAGGAAAGCAAGCAAGTTACTTTCCACTTATTTAGAGGGGTTTGAAGATCACATTTATGATGATGGACTCCTTCATACTAATTATAATTTGACATTTACAGAGACAGGGCGATTAAGTTCGGACTCACCAAATCTACAAAATTTTCCCAAAAGGGATAATCCATTTGTAAGAGAAATGTTTACTGTTCCACCAGACCATGTATTAATGTCGTTTGATTACAAAGGGGCAGAAGTTTGTTGTATGGCTATGGAAAGTAAGGATAGAGAATTAATACGACAAGTAAATGCTCATTATGATATGCATCAGTTTTGGGCTGATAGACTTTCTCAAGTATTAACCAAAAAAATAAACAGGTTTGATGCTAAGAATGGTTTTGTTTTCCCTTCATTTTATGGGGCAGGTTTTAAATCAATTGCAAGGAATTTAGGAGTGCATGAATCAGGAGTAGAACAGTCACAAGATGAGTTGTTTCGAATGTATCCTTTTATAAAAAGATGGCAGAAGAGATTAAAATTATTTTATAATAAAAATCATTATGTTCAAAGTCTGTTAGGAAGAAAAAGATATGCACCACTTGATTATAATCAGATGATTAACACCCCAATACAAAGTCTTGCCAGTGATTTCTGTTTGTTATCAATGATTAAAGCATCTAGAGAGGGGTATAAAATTCCATTAATTATTCATGATGATATAACTCTTTATGTTCATGAGAGTGAGATTTTAAAGACTTATAAACGAATTAAAAAGATTATGACTCAATGGGATTTTGATTTTCTTAATGTGAATATGGAAATAGAATGTTCTATTGGTCGTAACTGGTTTAAACAAAAGCCTTTAGAATTAAAAAGAAAACCAAAGAAGTGTCAAGAATTTGCTTGACATTCAATGTAATATATGATATAATTAATTGTACAAAAATGGGAGCATTAAATGAAAGGGAGACACACCAGAAGAGTCACAAGAAGACACATAGAATCAGGAAATTATATAGATAGAATCACAATAAGTAAAGCTGTAGAAATTCTTGAACCTCATTATTCCTTTGACACAGCTTTACAATCAGAAAGGAGAACGCTTATAAGAAGTAATCTAAAAAATAACAAAACAATGTATTCAAAAATCTATTCTTATCAATTAATTTAAAAGGAAAAACGAAAATGGTAAAAAATAAAGCAAAAACAAATTTCAATCCAGATAGAATCAAAGATAGAATCGAAAGTGTAGACAGGGCTACAGGATATTACCATATAGAAAAAAATGATGATTTAAAAAGTTACAGAATGATAGAAGGAGACAATTTCATTAGAGTACTTCCTGCTTATGATGCTGAACATGATATGGCATTAGATATTCATGTTCATTATGGTGTGGGTGGAGATAAAAGTTCTTTTTTATGTCTAAAGAAAATGAAAGATGAAGATTGTCCTATTTGTGAACAAGCTTTAAAATATCAACAAGCAGGGAAAGAAGAGGAAGCCAAGAGATTAAGACCTGCTAGAAGAACATTATTTTTTATTCTGGATAGAGAGAAAGAAGATGAGGGGGTAAAATTGTTTGAAGCCCCAACAGCTAGTGTTGGTGATCCTTTAATCAGTCTTTGTCTTAATAGACGCACAAGAAAGATTATAGATATAACTGATATTAATGTTGGCTATGATGTTATCATAGTTAGAAAAGGTACTGGAATGACTACAAAATATAAATCAGTTACTTTAGACCAAACCCCCAGTAAACTAGATGATGAATCTTTATTAGATGATATTCTTCCGTTTGAAAATCTACTACATTATGAATCTTACGAAACAATGAAAGCTGAATTTCTAGGAAAAGCTACAAGGAAAGATGAAGAAAAAACTAATGAATCAGAAGATGATTTTCCTGAAATAGACACAGGTGAAACTAATGATGAAAATAAAGAAGACCTCTCTGACCAAGATGATAAAGAAAATAACGATTCATGTCCAGAGGGTTTTGCGTTTGGAGAAGATTATGATGATGAGGAAGAATGTGCAGATTGTGAAAAGGAAACCAGAAAACTTTGTAGGAAAGAACATAGAGCAATAAATAAGAAATTTGCAGACAAACTTTAAAATAAGAAAGGAAAATATAAATGTGGATAGTTTTAACAAGAAACAAGCAGTAAATGAGACCACAATTAATGAACATGACTTACAAAATGAATGGATTATACAACCATTAGTATTTTTAGAAACTTCATTAGGATTAACCGAATTAATTCACCAAAGAGACACTTTAAAAAGCAAGAAAATAACAGAAATAACTAAGGAAATTTTAAAAAGTGGTAGTAAATTAACTGATGCTTCTTTGAAGAGGGCTTTAGAAGGTGACCAAGAATTAATAGATTTAGATTTAGAAGTGGGAAAATTTAAGGCTTTTGTGTCTGCTTTAATGCAAAAGAAAAGTTCTTTAGAAAATCTTGTGACGCTTTTGATTAATGGTCTTAATGCTGAACCCAAAACTCCAGAAGAAAAAACAGCTATGAAAGAAAGTATCTTGAGAGGTTTAAAAAATGGTAAAGAAAAAGATTGAAGAAATTGCCGTACCAGAATTAAAAACCAGAGTAGAATTTACAAGCACAGGTTCAATATTATTAAATCTTGCAATGAGTGGTAAGGGCAGGAATGGTGGTTATGCAAGAGGGCGTATAATTAATTTGGTAGGTGATGGTAGTAGTGGAAAGACTCTTTTAGCCCTTGAAGCATGTGCTCAAGCTTATTACAATCTTAACAAAACTCCTGTATTATTTGATAAAGTAAAGAAAATTATAATCGTCTACAATAATGTGGAAGGTGTAATGGACTTTCCAATTGAAGAAATGTATGGAGAAGATTTTGTTAAATCTATAGAGTGGGTACGACTTGATACAGCAGAGAAAGCAGGTAATGATTATTTAAGAAGGGTGAAGGCTCTTAAAAGTGGTGAATACCTTTTGTATGTAATGGATTCTCTTGATGCTATGGTTTCAGAAGCAGGGAAAGAACGAGCAGAAGAAGCAATTAAGAAAGACAAAATCCAAGATGGTAGTTATTCCCTAGAAAAACAGAAATATTTTTCTTCAACTTTATTTCCTAGAGCAGTTGATTATACAGAAGGTAAGGATTCTACACTAATTTGTATTTCTCAAGTTAGAGAAAATATTAATGCAGGTCTCTTTGGGACAAAGCATTATCGGGTTGGTGGGAAAGCATTAGATTTTTACACCCACCAAGTAGCGTGGTTAGCTAAAATTGGTAATCTCAGTAGAGAATTCAAAGCAAAGAAGAAAGTTTATGGCATTAGAATTAAAGCAAAACTTAATCGTAATAAAGTAGCGAAACCATTTCGTGAGGCAGAATTTGACATACTCTTTGATTATGGGGTAGACGATATTGGAAGTATGCTGACTTATCTTTATGGTGGAGCTAAAGAAATTCTTTGGAATGGTCAAGAGATGAAAAGAATTGATTTAATTAAATTTATTGAAGATGATAAAACACAATATGATTCATTGATAAATTTAATTGAAAAAGATTGGAATGAAGCAGAAGAAAAGATCAAACCAAAGAGAAAAAAAAGATTTAAATAATGGCTATAATTTACGGAATTGATGTGGGTTCAGAAAAGAGTGGAATATGTATTTGGGACACACAGAAACAAAAAATTCTTTGTGCTGATGATCAATATCCTAATCATATGGTTGCTCAACAATCTGCTCACTATTATGTAATTGAAGACATCAAAAGTTATGGAATGCCTGTCGGCAAGACTACTTTTGACACTTGTAAAGCCATAGGAAGATTTCAGGAACGCATGGAGAAGAAACAGAAATCTTATGCTTTAATTTTCAAATCAGATATACAATTACATTTCTGCCACACAACAAAAGCTAAAGATGCAAATGTTAAAAGAGTTTTATTAGATCGTTTTGGAGAAAAAGGCACTAAAAAAAATCAAGGGATTACTTATGGATTGAAGAATCATAGTTGGGATGCATTCGCACTTTGCGTTTATTTAGAAGACCACATAAAAGATGATGGAAGTCTTAAAGTAGAATTACATTAATTTATGAAATTCATCGAACTATTTGCAGGTATTGGGGGATTTAGATTAGGTCTTGAAAGGTCTGGACATAAATGTGTTTGGGCTAATGAATGGTTAGAACGACCTCGTAGAATTTATAAATATAATTTTGGAGAATATCCCAATGAGCAAGACATTAGAAAAATCACAGGAGAAGAAATCCCTAGAGCAGACTTACTCACCGCAGGATTTCCTTGTGCAACTTTTAGCGTTGCAGGAAAGAAGACAGGGTTCTGCACATCAGACACCAGAGGAACTCTCTTTTTTGAAATCTGCAAAATCCTTCGGGTTACAAAAATCCCTTATTTGCTTCTTGAGAATGTCAAAGGACTCCTCAACCATGACAACGGAAGAACTATGTCAATCATCCTCACTTCGTTGGATGAACTTGGGTATGACATTCAATGGGAAGTGCTTAACAGCAAAAATTTCGGAGTCCCACAAAATAGGGAAAGGTTATTCATTGTTGGAAATTCTAGAATTAAATCCAGACCAAAAGTTTTTCCTATCGGAAGCTCAAAAGAACAGGATGATAAAAAAGGATATGAAGAACAAGAAAGCAGGAAAGGGGTTTCTAACAAAGGTAATAGATATACAGGAACTTTAGATGCTCATTATACTAAAGGTGGTAGTACCAGAACTTTTATAAAACAATGGAGAAGAGGTTACTTTAGAGATTATAAAGGTGATGGTGTGCCGACACTTACAGCTAATATGGGTACTGGTGGTCATAATGTGCCTTTTGTTGTAAGACCTTGTTTGACTCCTAATAGAAAAACCAAAAGACAAAGAGGTAGACGATTTAAAGAAAATGGTGAGATAGCTCACACTGTAGGAGTACAAGATCGTCATGGAATTTATACGGAATCACTTGAACATAATGATATACGGAAGCTAACCCCTCTTGAAACTGAACGATTACAAGGTCTTCCAGATAATTTCACAAAGTATTATGATGATGGAACACTTGTATCTAATTCAGAACGATGGGAAAGATGTGGTAGAACTGTTACAATTCCAGTTATTGAAGCTATAGGAAGGAAATTGGGATATGAGTGGTATTAAAGATGAAGTCAAACCTAAAGAAAAATGGGAGTTTGATGAAGATGTTACCAATGCTTTTGATGATATGCTAACTAGGTCTATTCCTGAATATAAACTCATGAGATTATCTGTAAATGAGTTAGCTAAAGAATACATAAAGAAAGGCACATGTGTCCTAGATTTAGGATGCTCTAGAGGGGAAGCTATAGCTTCGTTGGTTGCTGAATTTTCCACAGAAAGCAAATTTCTATGCTGTGATACAAGCAAACCAATGTTAAAAGTAACAGAAAAACGATTTCAAGATTACGATAATGTTTTTGTTCAGTACACTGATTTAAGGCATAGCTTCCCACTCTTTAAAAATTCCAGTATTAAAAGTTCTGTTGTGTTGTCTATTCTCACAATACAATTTACACCAATTGAATACAGATTACAAATTTTGAAAAATGTATATGATAGTCTCCAAGAGGGTGGTTGTTTCATATTAGTAGAAAAAGTAATAGGAAACTCTGCAGACCTTGATCGTAATTTTAGAAAAATGTACTATGACATGAAATCCTCTAATGGTTACACACAAAATCAGATAGAAAGAAAAAAGTTTTCTTTAGAAGGTGTATTAGTTCCTGTAACAGCTAAATGGAATGAGGAGATGTTAAAGACTTCTGGATTTACACAAATAGATTGTTTTTGGAGATGGATGAACTTTGCAGGTTGGATAGCTATTAAATGATAAAATTAAATAACTAGAGTAGTGAAAAATGGTCGGTGATTTTTGAACTTTTAGATTTATAAAAAATAATGAATTTAGAAAGATTTAAGAAAATAAGTGGGAAACAAATTTATGAAAATTTACCAATAGAAAAAATTGAAAATTTCAGAATTCACTATCCTGAAACATTAACTGAAAATGGTCAAAGATTAACAGATGTGTCAATAACAATTGATGGGGAAAATTATTTTGGTCAATCAGCTTGCAGTAAAAAAGATATTTTTAGTAAGAAAAAAGGAAGAAAAATTGCTTTAATTAAAGCTTGTAAACAATTTTGGAAATCTAATTATGTATTGTATATA